AGGACATACTCTTAAACCATTCCATTCTTGTCGTAATTCAATATAGTCATATTGTTGACCACATCGGTCGCATAAAGCTAAAGCGTATTGTCCTGTTGCGAATTTCATCTTATCAACGTGTAATAATCTCTGCTAGGGGTTAATGTTAAACTAGCTCGGTCACGGTCTTCCGCAGCAGCTCGCTCAAATTCTTCTTCATATACAGCTTTTAACAGTTGTACACGATTAGGTGCTTTTTTCAAACTGATATAGTAGGCTAATCCTGCTGCTAAACATGGATAAAACCTAAACGGCACATCAACCGTATTTTGTGGGTTATCTGCATCATCAATTCTTACAAGCCTATCAAAAACAAGGGTGTATGTTGTTGCATCAGGGGTTCCCCACAACTTTAAAACAGGTGTAATTTGTCTATCTACATAAAACTGAGAAGGTCGTGCAGTTGTTCGTTTGCTTGGAATATTTATAAAAGTATCACGACTTATTCTGCTTATAGCAATATCTGATTGAGTTGAAGCACCTGCATTTTGTCTTATAACAGCAGACAAAATATCTATAGTACTTCTTACATTAGTAAAATCAACAGCAGCCGTAACCGTAGTAGTTGCACCGCTCGTGCCACCTGTGATTGTTTCTGCAGCAACAAAAGTTCCAGAAGGTATCGTTATAGCAATAACAGTAGATGAAGTAACGCTTGTTATAGACGCAGTTGCACCGCTCGTACCACCTGTGATTGTTTCACCAACAGTAAAAGAACCACTAGCTCCTACGGTCATAGTTAAAATTCCTGCAGGATAATTAGCAATATCTGCAACTAAAGGTAAAGATACCTGCTCAATAGTCCAACGATTTAATCCTCGATTTGCCCAGTCTGCAAAAAGTAAATTTAAAGAACGTCTTGCTGTTTTTAAATCATATCCTGTAGCTACAATTAAACCACAACGCTCAAACGCTTCTTCAATGTACTCTGCTACATCTGGTTCAAAATCAACTGATCCTGAAACTGCCATAACTTATCCTTTAACTGTAAGGTCCTTTAATAACCTTACCGCCCATTTTCATACCTTTAGGTTTCATCATTCTTCCACCCATTCTCATACCTTTGGGCTTCATCATTTTTCCACCGTTCTTCATGCCTTTAGGCTTCATCGCCTTACCGCCATTCTTCATACCTTTAGGTTTCTTTTTCATTTTTTTCTCCTTGTTAATAATTTCAAAATCACCACTATCAATTTTGTTGTTTTTATTACGGTCTAACTTTTTTTGCTTTCCAACAAGCTTTTTAGCCATCATTATCCTCCTGATTATAAAGATTGTCAAAAACTCTATTCACATCTAGTGTATAGTCTAAATCAGACTTTGAATAGTGTATATATTGAGATGGTCTAAAATCAGGAGCACCTTGCCCTGTTGAAAACCAAGCAGGGTGAGTTACTCTAACCCTGTTATTGGGCAATGCCACAATATTTCCTGTCCATATTCCTGCATCAAGTAGTTGTAAAACATGAGATTGTTTATGTTGTGCAGGATCATCTGCAATTTCACTGTTTGTATAATCTACAGTAAACAAATATTTTGCAGGAAAAAACTCGCCATTTATTTTTGCTAACCAAGGACAAGGGGTTGTTCTATCCATCACATATACAGAGTGATAATGTGAAGAACAATCCCAAGGTTGAGCATCATATGTTTCCATAGGGTGTGACCATTCCTCTAAAGGAACATCACCTAACAATCCAGTTATAGGCATTCTAGCCCACATAGCACCACCATGCACAGTATCTTCTGGTTCGCCTTCTGCTTCGTTACCTGTAAATATTACTTGAAAACTTAAACACCTATTTGGAATAGTGGTAACAGCGATAGCCATAGCGTGTAAAAACTCACCATGATATTTCTCGTGGTTATGAGTATACTCACGACGAACCCAACATTTAAAATATGGGATGTTACTTTGTAAGTAACTCATTTTTTAGTGCTCTTCTTTTTACCCTTTAATAAGTCAGCGTCTGCTTTTCTAGCTCCACCTTTACCAGTTACGAAACTCTTCACTCTCCCCATTGCCCACGCATGAGCCGAAGTTTTAGGTCTACTCCCAGAAGAATAATATGCACCAAGACCTCTTTTATAAACTGCATCTAATTTAGATGGAGTAAATTTTCCTGCTCCAGGAATAGAAGAATATTTACCACCTTTTTTCTTAGGTTTTGTCGCCATTAACTCTTACTCCTCTGTTTGCTGATTTTATCCATCATAGCAGGGGTTAGCTTCCCTTGTTTATAAAGACGAGCAGTCCTTTTTATTTCTGCTTCTCTTGCTTTAGGATTTTTTGCACCTTGCACATATACTCTAGGAACACCTTTTTTAGTTTTAGGAACTTTTTTAAACTTTCTTGGCACTAGTTTTCCTCGCATCTCTTAAGTTTTTAGCTGTTGGAGCACCTTTAGATCCAGGTTTTCTCATTCTTTCGCCAGATCCCGCTTTTATCCGTTTTCTTTTAGCCTGAATGTTAGCCCATAAACCTTTTTTCTTCATGGCTATCCTCTATTTTAATTTTTTCATAAACGCAGGTGTCTTGCCTTGTAACATTTGCAAAATTGCTCTTTTTTGCATAGCTTCACTCATTTCGTTCATTTTGCTTTTTGCCTCATTTAACGTGAGGGCAGATCTAGTAGTTTTACGAGGTCTCTTTTGGAAACCTTTCGGTCCTGCTTTCTTCATAGGTTTTTTCATAATTTGCTCCTTCATTTGACCACGACTAATTGCCATCTAACAATCCCACGCTCTACGCGACCAGTAGTTAGCTGAAAACTTATTAGTCGCACCTTTAATGCCACCCGATCTGGCACAATACGATCTTTTACGGGATGGTTGATCTTTTTTAATAGACAAATTAGGATCGCCGAAGCGAACTATTTTTACATCTTTGCCTACTTTAGCTAAAACTGCTGATTTTTTCTTTGCGTTAGGAGTTCGTTTAGGTTTATTGTATCCTGGAAATATTTCATCACGATACTTTAATTTACCACTAGGTAATCGTTTTACATCTTTAGTAGTAGCCATAATAACTCCTTTAAATCAATATGCCTATTAGCTAAATTCCTTCCTTACTTGAAGAATAACTGTGTAAGAATCTGCAGAGGCGTGTCCTACAGTTGTAAACAATATATCTCCAGTAACACCAGAACCTGCATTATTTGTAAGTCCACCAAAACTGGTATAATCATGGTGTCCACTTTGGTTTTCACCAAGTTCAATACAAAAAACATTTGTAGAGGCATCAAATAACATTTTGACTTTCATGCCATTGCATTGCCACCAGATTTTTTCAATGGTTGCTTTTGTACAACTATCGCCTTGTCCATTTTTTGATAACGCACTAACGTCAACTTTTACAACTTCAGATTCACCTGTTCCGTCAGAAATATTAGTAAATTTCAAAACAGCAGTTTTCGGACCATCTATTATGGTTTGTGAGGTTACAGCATCTGCCATTGATTACTCCTTTATTTCTCCACGCAAAAGCATGGCTTTATACTCAGCACTTCCTTTAGGAGGAAGAGTAGTAGAGCTTTTTTCCTCTACTACTTCCCATGCTTCGTTTTCTGGGGTGTTCGGATCGTCAGCGATAAACGCACCTTTATCCGTTCTGGCTCTAACTTTTTTAGCCATTTGTTATCCCCTATCTTACTTGAGCAGCAAAAATGTAATCAATATTAATTGACTTTGTTCCTGTTGCAGAGCCTGATAGTTGCATAGCTCCTAGTGCAAGATTTTCATCATCAGGAATATTTGCTGTGTGGGTTGCAACTTTGTTCCTGTTAACAAAAAACTCAACAGAGCCAGTGCTTTTAACATGGAAGCCGAGAGTAACAGCAGTGCCACTGGCAATATCAACACCAGAGTCAGTTGTTGTAGCAGTGCCATCTTTTTCAGTTACACAATCAATATTACTATCACCATCATCAACTTGAAATACAATACGATCAGCAGCAGTTAACATTGCCTCTGGATTAGTTGCAAAGTTTACTGTCAAACCTATACAAATATCCATATTATCACCTTCTGCGTCAGTCGGTGTAATTTTTGTTTCAAACCAAATATCTTTATCAGTAGCAACTGCAAATATTTCA